AGAAGCCCCGGAGATGGTCACTTCACCTGAAGTTTGTACTCTTACCGTCCCAGTACCCTCCGGTGCGGCGTCTAACGTAACACCGATGAACTCAACCTCATTATCATCACCAGCGTCTACTTTTTTCGCAGCTCCGGTACCATCAATGTACACAGAATCTCCAGCAGCAAGTGCCTCACCAGCAGCTATTGAGATAGTAGAATCCCCACCCCCTCCAGAACCACCAACAACGTACCACTTATTCCCAGAAACAGATGTAAAGGTGGCGTTGATTAATAATAAACTAGCTCCAGGAGCCAGGCTGATGTCTTCATCGGTGCCAGTAATTATTCTTTCTTCTTGAAGGGCAGTCGTGGTGTCATCGTTTTTTATTAGAATCGTCGTGAGTGTTTGATTATTAATTATTAAACTTTGACTAATTCCACCCGATATCCCATAGAGTTCATTATCAGTAACATCGTTAAAGATGATAACAGGACTTGAAGCTGCTATTATATTAGTACACGGAATTGATTGTGCTTGTAATCTTAGAAACTCATCGATAAGAATTGCGGATGTCTCAAATGAACCAGTGGAAGTTCTTTTAACAATAGTGCCGGGGTTATTATTGGCTGTGGCTGCTATAGTATCGTCTACCGAAGTCGCAACTTGTGTATCCGTTTTTCCGCCAACATAATCAACAGAAGTCACTCCTAAACTATCTATCGTCACGTCACCCGTTGGGGTGACTGCAGTAGGTTGATTTGTCCCATCACCAAGCACGATTTTACCAGAGGTTAAAGCTAACTCTGACATAACGCCAAAAGGATCGTTAATAACAATCGAATTCACAGTAGCAGCGGCGGCTAATTTACTACGTGCAATATCGGCACCAACCTTAATTGCGTCATTGTCAATATTTGAAATGGTATTTAAGTCAGCATCAATTGTTTTATTTGTGAGTGCATCAGGGGAATCAAGGGTTACAATTTGACTTAAATTTGGTAAAAAATTACCAGAAGTAACAACACCATCATCATCTCGACGAACTACTTTATTATTATCACCGAGAACAGTTTTAAGTGATGTGAGGGCTATGTCTTGTAGGGTGTTGTCGTCACCATCAATGGTTTTATTTGTGAGCGTTGCGGAGTGGGCTTCTGTGACAATCGGTGAGTTTTTATCGCTAGATACGACATCATTGAAATAAGATAATTTGCCGGTACTAGTAATAACTTCTAAATCACCAGTTTGATCTGATGTTCCCGTAGTTTTAGGAACAACCCTAATTCCATCAATAAATTTTCTAAATTGCAAAGCCATTCAAACCTCTATGAACTCTGTGCTAATGTTTTTGCTGAAAAACTAATTTTCGATTGCGTATAGCCAACTAAAGAAGGTGTTTGTAGTGTGACTTGACCACTAAGGGTAATATCAAAAATCAAACTACCATCGATTGCCTGTCCGACGTATTCCCTAGACAACACCCAATCAGATCCATTGTAAAGTGCTGTAATCGTGCCGCTTTCGGATGTTGTAACACTGGTAACACCAGTGCCTCTAACGAAAAACAAGGAATAGTTAATATACGCCACTCGCACTTGCAACGGCGAAAACTGTAAGTTTATAATATTCCTAGGAGTTATCGTTGCGTCTGCTGTAATTTCTTGAACTTGTGGTGGAATATCACTAGAAATACTTGATGTTAATAAGGCTTGCTCTACAGATTGAGCGAATTGAATAACGGCGGGAGCCCAATTGGGAGATTCCCCTGTGGATGGAAATTCAATTGGTGTTCCTTGTATCTCTATGACAACACTCATACTTTTATAGTTGTTAAATATAGATAATATAATTTAAAAAGGGAGGTAAAGTTTCCCTTACCCCCCACGTACAGCCGCTTAATTACGGAGCAACGTAACCGTTTACGATACCAGTGATAATGGTATTGCGACCAGGAGCTTGACAGAAGAGGGCTTGGTCGGTGTAGAGGCGTAGCTCGTAACCAGCACTGTTCTCAAGATCACGGAAGAACTCTTCACCCTGACCAGGACGCTTGAATGAAATGTCAGAAGATCCAACACGCATCCAATCTTCTAGGCTGAGAAGGAAAGCATGTCCTTCTTTAACATAGAGTGAAGCTTCGATTTCAATTTCACCACTTTGAGCATGATAAAGAAGTGAACGAGCACCGTTCTCCAATTTAGCGGAGGTGTAGCTCGCATCATATTTACGGAGGGCAGCTTGGTCAGAAAGCATATCCTGCCATGCACGAGGATTAACAAGCGCAAGGAGCTTTCCTTCTTGGCCCTTTTCAACTGCACGTACAGCGGCTTCACCTAGTTTGGTGAAAGAAAGAGGAGCACCATCTGCATCATAGCTGTTACCTTTGAAAAGGTTATATTGACCAGCATCGATGTTGAAAATGGTTCCAGTGTTAGTGAGGATTTTATGAACTCCAGGGAATTCATTTCCATATGCACCTTTGTGCCAGATCACATCGGTTGCTAAAACGCCGGCAGTAGCAGCTGAAGCATCGAGAGTTAGAACTCGAGTATCCATGTTAACGGAGACAACTTTGAATTGTCCACGAACAGTAGATCCCGAAGCATTACGAATCTCAATAGGCATTCCTTCTGCTCCTGCCCAGATTCCCGGTGCCCACTCGGAAGTAGTCACAGTGATTTGGTTAGCAGCCAGCTCACCATCATCTGAACCAACTTCACCAACTGTGCCGTATCCCATTTGTCCATAAAGCATTCCAATTTCAAGCTTCTTGGACATAGAACGAAGCATGTTTGCAACAATGTATTTAGTTGAATCCATGAACGCTTTCTCACCACCAAGAGCAGCACGGGAAGCCGCTACGTATCCGAGAACGGAACGTAGAACAGCTGGGTAACCCCTGACTTGAGCGTCACGGATTTGACCAGAGACAGGTGCTTGTAAGTTGACATTATCGGGTTATACCCGTGTAGGGCTCTTTATCCCTACAGTCCAATATTTCTATTGGTATGGACTATCTTACTTTCCAAAACAATGAATAAAATAACCAACCATTGTTTTATCCAAACTTAATTGTTTAGAAATAGCATGTGGCGTTTTATTTTTATTATGTAAATCTATAATTTCTTTAGACAAATCATAATACTTTTTTGGAAATCGAGGACTCGTGGAAGGGTTATTAACATTTTCAGTCTCACCTTCTAGTCTCTGCGCGTGTTCAAAGATTTCTTTCGAACTTCCGCTCTGATTAGCATGAGAAAGATATTCAAATATAAAATTTTTACGAATTACCCTATATTTACAACTCACTAAAATACTGCTTCTTGAAATATTTAATTTATTAGAAGCTTCTTTAAATGAATTAAACACAATTTCTTCATTTGTAATTAAATTGGTTGCCTTTACTGCAATAATATGGTTTTTTGATTCTTTATTTAATTTTTTATTTCTCATTTTTTCTTTAGTAGAATCATCAAACGTGTAATTATTACCACCAGTAGTTAAGTTATAACCACTCGGGCGTACTGTATTGAAATGCTCTATAAAATATTTTTCAAAATAATTTAAAGAATCCATATCAAAACAAGTAACAATTTCAGTAAAAATAAAATTATGTAATCCGTACTTTATAATCGCTTTTCCTAAAAGACTTGTTTTGTTATTTTTATGTGCATTCCATCGACAACATACTTTATTACGAGTTTGACCTACGTATTTACGTCCGTTGATTTTATTAGTTATCACATAAACAGAACCAAATCTTTTCATTGTATCTTTCTTTTAGCTTTCCAGGTTTTTTCCTCAATTTTCATTATACTGTTACCAGTATACGGCCCTCAACTCAACAAGTCAAGGCATCATCATCAGAACTTGCGAACGTAACTCCATGCTCTAACATACTGTTATCATTGGGAAATTCCCAATAGGTTAATCATTTCTGTTAACCTCTACCGTTTCATTCTGTTATTTCGGTAGTTCGGACTATCGCATCAACTTTCGTTGCCAACTCGTTTAGTCTCTCACGGTGCTTTCGCTTCCGCCCTGTCACCCTCTTCAGGGCTTCCAAGTCAATTAGAGTCGGTTTAATCTCGGCTTAAAGGTTAACCGAGAATGATTGGTTGGTGGTATAAATTCAGTTTGTTATCTCTGGAATGATAAATCCCAGAATCTCACTGTCACCAGTGAGTTCAGACTATATATTCGACCTCTCAACAACAGATCCACTTTGAGTCCTAAGCACTCCAGCTTCTTTAAGCATTCGTTTCACTGCTGTGGCAGAGATTTTGTACTTCTCTGCAACTTTGTATGTACTATTTAAATTTTGATAAGATTGGATTAGTTCTTCTAAAGAACATCCAGCATCATCTAGTGTATATTTTTTGTTAGTAGGTCGTTGCGGACTCGCGGAAGGATTATATTCTAAATATGAATAACATCGGTTATATTTTTCTTCGACATGTCTAAATTTATGCTTCATTGATGGAATAGCATTTAGTGTTTTTCTAATTCTATTCCAAAGAATCATACTGTCATGTTGAGAAAAGCTAATATAATACCAATGTTTATTCGTTTTAGATGAAAACATTTTTTTTACTTTAGGGGTCACGTTGATTTTATTGGTAAACCACTGAACTAATTTTAGGTTTTGCTCTTCGTTTTGATCAAACGACGCAATATCTAAACCAGCCGAGTTGGTCACACCGTTAGTGACTCTTCTTCTCACCATACCATCATCTCCCAACCAAACAGTCAGTAGAAGATCGTAATCTGTGCATTTATCTAAAATTTTAAAGTAATTTTTCTTACTTGAATCTCCGTATATCTCTTTTCTAATTCCACCTAAACCAAAATTCTTTCTAAGACGAAACTCAAATCCATGATTTAAGAATTCTTTAGAGTTCAGAATTTTCTTTCTAGTGATAATTTTATTAGATATACCGAGCATGCTACTTAAGTAAGCATGTTTCCATTCTAAATAATCCCTCTGTTTGCTCCCATGCCCAATAGCAAATGCATCAGATTTGGTAATAAAACCATCACCGATTACAAATGTTAAAAGTTTAGAGAGTTGAGAGGAATCCATTAGTTTCACCTTCTAGTCGTTGCCCGTGTTTAGAACGTTACTTCTAAACTTCCGGTCGTATTGTCTTTATAACACCACATTATAAAGATATCCACGATTTTTTCCGCAATTCTTATCCGTTAATTACTTAACGAAACTGGCAATTATTTACCAGGAGTCTTATCCTTACTCATGAACTTGATTTTATTAAGGATTTTAACTCCATCTGGAATTAGCTCCTGAAGTTTATCTCCATAAGTTTCTTTGAATAGACCGTTTAGATTTCCTACTGTATTATTCGGAGTACCGAATGTATTTGCGGTTGCCATTATTATTTTACCTTTATTTAATTAATAAGTTAATGTTACTACCCTGTAATTCTCTTAAGATATTCCCACTCGGTATTTCCGGTTATGAGAAGTCAAATTTGAATCACCCATTAAAACGTCATCAAACTCCAAAAAAGTCCTTAAAAGAAACTTTCTTAGAAGAAACTTTTTCTTGTTGTTTGACACCCGTATCTTTTATAGCCTTAGCAGAAGAGACAGAAGCTGCTTCTTTTGCCTTGGCTAAATTCTTTTTACGGAAAGAGTTTAAACGCTCTTTTCCTAAAAACTGTTCTAAAGCCTCATCAGGCATTGCACCTACTAGAGACTGTAAATCTTTTCGAAGCTCCTCTTTAACAAGAGGAATAACGTCGTCTGGTGAAACGTCATACCCTTCTTGAAGAGCAGCAAGCATATAATCTGCAATCTTTTTAACAACATAAGGCTCTTTTGGAAGTTCAGACTTCTCGAGAGCAGCAGTCATTTGATTATCATAACGCTCATAAGCTTGTTCTTGAAGACGTTCAAATTCTTTACGTTCGAGGGTTTGTTTCTCGAGTTCACGTTCTTCTTTCATTAAACGGAGTTCTTCTTCGAGTTGTTCTCGTTGAAGTTGCTCAGGAGATTTTTGTGAGTTTTCAATTTCTTGTTCGATGATTTGACGCGCAAGGTCGCGCTCGTCAATATTAAGTTCTTTGAGCAATTTACGAGGATTTTTAGTTCCTTCGGTGATTAATTGACGAATTTCTTTCTCGAGTTGTGCGTATTCTTGAGCACGCTTTGAACCCATACGTGACATTTGTAGCTGTCTGGTCATGTATTCGACGGCTTCTGGATCGTCAGGAATTTCGAATGGGAGTTCTTCCTCGACTTCACGTCCATCAACTTTTAGTTTTAACGAACGTAAACGGGCTGCTTCCTTTTTTGCAGCAACGGTTGCTTGTTCTTGGGATTGTTGAGATTGTTCTCGAGATTCCGAGGATTCTAGAGACGACTCAAGTGATTCGCTTGAGGTCTCAGGGGAAACGGATTGTACTGGTTCTGTGTTATCCATAATAGATTTGCCTTCTTTCGCCCATTTGGGTAGAATTAAGTGTACCGCTCACAATGAGTAGGTTTCTATTATAGTTGTTAAGATTATAGAAAAGGATCATTTTTGTTTCTTAACTGTTTTTTTAACTTTAGAAAATCTTTTCTTTTTAGAATCAGCATATGATTCTTTATAAATAGGTTTTAACGAGTCATATGTATTGGTTGAACTCATTTGCTAGGAACCCCGTTCGGGTACATGGATTTACGTAAATTATCCCACTCCCTTTTAAAATCAGGGTTTTTATATTTTTCTTCAACTTGTTTCAAAATTGGACCATCGTAATTCCCTGCAGTTGTTTCTTTTACCAACGCCTTAAGAAGCATCGATTGTTCTGATTCAGACGCAGGTGTTCTGGCTTGTTGCTTCGCACGTTCAGCCTCTTCCTTTTCACGTTCAGCCTTTTCCTTAAGATACTGTTCAACGGCTTCTCTATAATGCATTTGTTGTGGCGTTTCTTTCGGGGGTGATTTTTTTACTGGAATTTCGACGGTTTCAACACCACCACTTAATTCTCTAATTAGATTTCTTCTATTTCTTTCTTTTTCTAATTCTTCATATGACATATTTTTAAGATCCATAAAAAATCCCTATTCCTGACTAGCTAATTTGCGTTTATTATCCATCAATGAACGAAGAGCACGAAATTTTTGAATATAATCAGCTGAGTCTAGTTTATCATCGGTAATTTGAGAAGCTCTCATATTATGTCCTTGATTCCACATATATGCAGCCTTCTCTTCATCGCCTTTGGACCGTGATAAAACTCTATCTGCAATATCATCAGCTAAATTTTGCTCAACTCGATCTTGATTACCCAAAAAATCCTTCAATTGTTGTGAATTCATCTGTTGCATTAATGCTTCATCTGGTCCAATCTGATCTTTTAGTTCTCGACGCTTGATAAATTCTCTGGCTGTATTTGGCATTATACCATATTCACCAATTGCACTGTCACCTTTATGGATGCCGCTCTTCAATTGTTTATGATTTGTGTTTTTTCCACCAGAAGACTCCATTTGTCGAATTAAATTTAAGAATTTATTTTTATCCACCTGATTTATCCTTTAATTTTTTTTTAACTTTGTTGAATCTAACTTTACTAGTCCGATGACCAGCCTTTTGTTTATCAGAAATAGCTCTTTTACGTTCAGAGGAAGATAATTCTGACCATGTTTTAGGTGTATCAGAACTTACGCGCTTAGATGGTCTGCATTTTGGCATACCTTTTGTAGTGCCTGAGCCGCACTCATCCCCCTTTTGATTCGTCCATTTTTCAGCAAACCATCTTTTTAAGCTCATTTATATCCGCCACCACGGGCTTTATAGGTCTTTACAACCCAAGCAGAAGCATAGGCACTAGGCCATCTATCAAACTTTCGTTTAGCCTCAGACTTAACACGGGCATATAAAGAAGGATTAGTGGGTTTAGATCCACTAGAAGTGCGGCCTATTGATTTTTTAAGCTTATTAAACTTAGACATAATTAATCACTTAGTCTACTTATTGATTGGATATTGGGTGTTGTTTTTTGTTTTTTTAATATTAAATAAAACACTGTTTTAGATAATTTTAACACAGAGCAAATTTCTTTAAAAGTACCAATAATTTCATCGTTATCTACAGTCACTACTTTATATTTTTTAAAAACTTTTCGTGATATAAATTTATAATCTTCATTAACACGTCTAGCTTTCCATCCACATTTTGTTTTAGATTTTTTTCCTGTAACAACAGAAAATAAATTTTTTAAACTAATGTTATTTTCTCTGCAAAATTTGGTTAAATTCTTTATTTTAAATTCTTCACCTCGGGGGTTTTGTACTATAAACTCCTTTGAACATTTTTCAGATACAGCTCTTTTCATTTTATCAAAATGATCTTTACCCATATAAGGGCAATCTGCTCTTTTTGAAATATTATAAACAGGGTTTAACGTGTCTAAATATTTTTGTTCTAATGCCCTAAGTTCATTGTGTTGTAGATTGGTTTTTTCTATTACAACAAAAACAAATGCCCCTGCTCCGTATTTTTTCCAAGCTCTATTTAATATATTATTTCGATGATTTTGTTTATTAAGTTTATAAATGTGGTTTTTGTACCTGTTGTGTATGTTTAATGATGACCCCAAATAAAAGTCACCCGTTACAACATTAATAATTTTATATATTCCTTGATTCATTTTTTAGCCCTAGGCCCAATACAACGCCAACGGCGTCTGCTCAAGTTGTTAGGGGAATTTGGGTCCTTTTTCCAATCACCCTTAATATTCCAAGAACGGGCACAGTACGCCGAAGCCTTGCTCGT